ATCATGACCTTGCTCTTGGGTATATTGCTAATTCAATTGGGGTTGACCCTACCGCTGAGGCTGAAGCCTTACGACTTCGATCAGCATGGGAGCAACACCCCGACCACACCATAACGAAAGCATTGGTAGCAGAACGTGCAATATTTTTCGTACTTCTTCCCTTCTTTCGTTTTAACGGCGATGCTGGTCTTAGGACTGTCAGCGCCGACATCTCTCGAGACGAACAAATACACGTGGCCGCTAATAGCCTTGTATGTCACGAGTTGGGCTTATCTCCTAGTCAATCTTTGGATAAACTTAGGAAGGCCACCATTAACTGGGTTCTTCAACCCCTAGGTATAAATACTACCGATAGATATTTGGACAAAAATTTTTGGCTGGATGCGTCAGACCGATTAATGTATGAGGGCAAAGCCCCACAATTTTCTGAGACACAGAGAGCTCGAATGCCCGCCTTTTTTGAACATGCAAATACAAACCTCCCCCAATACGCTTGAACCTATCTTAGGTCCAAACCCTCAGTCATTACTAATGGAAATGGAAGAAAGATTTCCAACCGTTAACCCTCATCCTAAAGAAGAATTGCCTAGCATAATGTATAAAGCAGGACAACGTTCGGTGGTTGAGTGGTATCAATCTAGATTAGATGACTAAGAAAGCACGTCTAGTCCCACCCGATGTTGTACCTACTATATGGTCTGAAGTACAACCTTTAATAGACAAAGCACTAAAACGTTCCGATGAAGCATACAACTCAGAAGATTATTTAAATCTACTTCTTGATGAAGAGTGTATGTTATGGCTCGGTATCGAAGATGATGAGATTAAGATTCTTTTAATATGTGAAGTAGTAGAGTACCCACGTACTAAGATACTACAAATACATATCATGGCAACTAAATCTGGTTATGATTTCGAGTCATGGAGGAACTCTTTAAATTTTGTAGAAGATTTTGGCAGAGACAATGGATGTACTCTCATCGAAGTGACAGTACCAAAGGCTCTTGCTAAAACATTAAAATGGGAACACAATTATTCTGTATTAACTAAACATATATAGGTACAAACTTATGGGTAGAAGACGAAGGGCTCCTAGATATACGGGTCCATCTCCAGAGCAAGCTGCCGCAGAAGCACGTGCTCGAGCTGCTTCTGACGCTGCAGCAATGCGAGCAGAAAACGATAAACAAATGGCAGTTATGCAAGCAAAATTAGATGCTGTACAAAAAGCATCAGCATACAATCCTAACATGAAGATTGCTAGTACTCAAGGTGATACTGGTAAAGGTTTAAGCCGAGCTGTATCTAACCAAAAGAAAACTAGAGCTATGAAAACCAGTAAAACTAGAATTGCATTAGATCAAGGTGCCCTAGGAGATGCCGCTGGTACAGGACAAGTACAAGTATAACAACAATGAAATACAACGCACGTCAAAGATACGATGCACTTACTAAACACCGTACACAATTCCTTGACGTAGCTGTTCAGTGCTCTAAGCTTACACTTCCTTATCTCATTCAGAATGATGAGGGACGTACATCACATATAAAACTAGATACACCTTGGCAATCAGTAGGTTCTAAGTGTGTGGTAACATTAGCAGCCAAGCTTATGCTTGCACTACTACCTCCACAAAGTTCCTTCTTTAAGTTCCAAATCAAAGATGAAAAATTAGGTACAGATATGCCTGCAGAGGTTAGGTCTGAACTTGATATAAGTTTATCTAAGATGGAACGTATGGTCATGGATTCTATTGCTGCATCCAGTGATAGAGTAACCATACACCAAGCTATCAAGCATCTAGTTGTAGGTGGTAACGCCCTATTATTTATGGGCAAGGATGGTATTAAGCATTACCCATTGAACAGGTATGTCGTAGAGAGAGATGGTAACGGTAACGTAATTGAAATCGCTACTAAAGAAATCATTAATAGAAATCTACTACCACCAGTATTAAGAGAGATCGAAGCTCAACAACCTAATCACGCAGGTGATGTAGGTGGTGGGATAGGCTCAAGAAATGAAGAGGATGTAGATGTTTACACGTGTGTAAAACTACGAGGAAATAAATGGGTCTGGCATCAAGAAGCATTTGATAAGCTAGTCCCCGGATCAGAGGGTAAAGCACCTAAGGATGCAAACCCATGGTTGGTACTGAGATTTAACTCCATTGATGGAGAAAATTATGGACGTGGTAGAGTCGAAGAGTTCTTAGGAGATTTCAATTCACTTGAAGCACTCTCTCAAGCACTCGTAGAAGGCTCTGCAGCGGCTGCAAAAGTAATCTTTACAGTATCACCCTCAAGCTCCACTAAACCACAGACCATAGCGGCTGCAGGTAACGGAGCAATCGTCCAAGGACGACCAGATGACATCGGTGTTATCCAAGTAGGTAAAACCGCTGACTTCGCTACCGCTTCTCAACTTATGCAGACGTTGGAAAGACGGTTACTAGATGCTCACCTTGTTTTAAATGTAAGACAAAGTGAACGTACTACTGCAGAAGAGGTACGCCTCACACAACTAGAACTCGAACAACAATTGGGTGGGCTATTCAGCTTACTTACAGTTGAGTTCTTAATACCATATCTGAATAGAAAGTTATTAGTTCTACAGAGAACAGGTGAACTACCTCGCATACCTAAAGACTTAGTTAAACCTACAATTGTAGCAGGTATAAATGCTTTAGGTCGTGGACAAGATAGAGAAAGCCTGACTCAATTCATGACAACTATTGCTCAGACTCTTGGACCTGAAGCTATGATGCAACACATCAGTGCTGATGAAGTTATTAAGAGACTAGCAGCTGCACAAGGTATTGATGTATTGAACCTTGTCAAGTCTATGGAAGATAAGCAAGCCGAACAACAACAGGCTGCTCAACAAGCTCAACAAATGGAACTAACTAAACAGGCAGGTCAATTCGCCAATTCACCTATGGCAGACCCCACCAAAAATGAAGATGCACCTGAATTAGTAGAAGATGTCGCAGAACAATTCATCCCAGAAGCCGAGTAGACCAAAGAGGGTTCCCTCTAGGAAACCAAAGGCTGTTAAAAAAATTGAACAAAAATTTGACGAGAAAGAACTCGCTAAACCCACCTCTTTCGATACCAATAAATTTAAATATGCTCAGGAAACTTTAGTTGGTGAGCCTACTATCCATCCCCCCGGTGGTATAGTAACTACAGTTGGTCTCGGAGGATTAAAAGCAGAAACAAATTATGGCAATCAACCTGACGTATGATCCTAGTGATGATCCAGAAACTATTGAAGCTGAGGATCAACGTGATGTAGAATCATTAGAAGTAGCAGAGAAACTACAAGAAGAAGAAGCTAAAGTATATGCTGGTAAGTATAAAGATGCTGAAGATTTAGAAAAAGCTTACATTGAATTACAAAAGAAACTTGGCTCTTCGGAGGAGGAAACTGAAGAGGAAACTCCTGAATCAGATGAGTCAACAGATAAAGAAGACTCCGACGATAGCTGGAGAGAAGAGCCAGCCGCCCAAGCAATCTTCCAAGCCTCCGATGAGTTTGATAGCAATGGAGAAATCACTGAAGAGACAATGAATGCTCTCAGTGAAATGGATAGTAGAGATTTAGTTGAGATGTATACACGCATTCAAAATGAAGCACCTGCATTAGATGAATCTCCAGAAGCTACTCCATTAACTAGTGAAGCTGTAAGTAATATACAAAGTGCAGTTGGTGGAGAAGAGTCTTACAATCAAATGATAGGTTGGGCTAAAGATAACTTCACTGCACAAGAGATTCAAGCCTATGATCGTGCGTTAGAATCTGGTAATATGGATTCAATTAACTTTGCACTACAAGCTTTGTACTATAGATACAATGATTCCGAAGGGTATGAAGGTGAAATGGTACAAGGTAAAGCAGCTACAACTGTTGATGGTTTTAGAAGCCAAGCTGAAGTAGTACGTGCAATGGATGATCCAAGATATGAAAGTGATCCTGCTTATAGACAGGATGTATTTCAAAAATTAGAACGATCAAATATTAACTTCTAAAGAGAATTATTATGGCAATGGGTTTCGATCCAGATAGTACTTCTAATGTCGCAGATAATGGTGTGACATATGTAGTAC